GCTCATCTCGAACGGAGACCAGTGTTTATGCCGGATGAGATAATTTATTAACCCCTCATCATTCAGCGCGCTGATCTGGGATGTCGGATTACTGACCCTGGCGAAATAAGCGATGTCGTTAATTAAACTCGACCCTGCCGGTGCGGCGTGGCGTCGGCTATAACTTTCCAGGCTTACTGTTTGCATAATTCTTTCCCCTTTCGGCTGGATTCAATCAATATCATCTGGGCGAGCGTTTTGACTGAGCATCCCGCAGCCTCCGCTCTCTGTCCAAACGACGCGTGTACATCATCCGGCAGGCGTAAGCGGACAGGGACGCCATTCGCAGATTTCCGGTCAAGGACGGTCCTGATCACTTCTGGCGTGGTCTCAAGGACGACTGCGATGTCCTCTGCGGCAAAGCCTTCATCGGCCATGATTGACGCTTTTTGTGTGATGCTCATCGCTTGTCCTCACTGTAGAAAATGTGGTTCCCAATCTGGTCAATCCGGCGCATACGCTTTGCCCAGCCTGGGGCGACGTAGGTGGCGTGGTAGTGTGTTGCGCCTGCATTCTCCCAGGGGTTTGACCAGGCCTCTCTGACTGCCCTCTGAGCCGTCTCCCAGGCCGTTTTATCGGTGATGGTCTCTGGTTTCCCGTCCGAATAGAAGCTAAATGCGGCTGGCTCTTTAACTACGGCGCAGGCATCGTTCGGCCATGCTCCGTGATCCACCCGGTTCTCAATCACATGGACGACCTGTCTTTGTCCTGCCTCTGGCTCTGATCTGGCCTCAAAATACACGGCCATGGCGATACAAAAGAATGCTGTCTCAATCATTCTCTATCTCCACTTCGCCAGTGCCGGAACAATCTGGGCAGTCAATCAGGCTCTCGCGTACAAACCCACCGTGATCCCAGTCAGCCACGTTGGTTTCGGTGACAACCCGGCCTTCGCCAAGACATTCGGTGCATTGGCTCATGCCTTGTCTCCCAAAGTAATTTCAAGGTTTTCGGGATCGTCCTTGGCGGCGAACAAAACGATTTCATGGACACCGCCTTGGCCCTTGATCTTGATGGACCGCCATGTGGTTCCGCCACCACCGCTCCTGACTTCTCCAATGATAATGTCGGTGACGTTATGGATGTTGATATTCATTTTGCTTTCTCCCGAAGCAGGTTTAGAACATCTATGTTGATATAGATTAACCCTTATGCTGTCCATATAAAAATGGATGTGACGTCAAAATAATTTCAGGGAGTCAGATCAGCAGCCAGCCCAGGGCGGCGGGAGATTCCTACCTGGACTGGCGCGACCGGAGCGCGGAAAGGATGAAACGCGCCCTTGGGTGACCCTTACCACTTTTCCAACCGCTGCACAAAGGTTCCTATTTGATCTATTGCGTCGTCGGCCCCCTTGGCCACCATGACTGTGTGATTGCAGTAAGATTTTAAATACTCAAGCATAGCCTTCTGGTCTGGTGACAGTGATCCCCCTTGAGACCTCTTCATCTCAATCCAGAGGCTCCAAGCTGGTATATAGAGGTCAGGTATGCCGCGAACGACTCCCTCAGCCTTCAACCGGCTGGCCGTTACTCTAGACCGATACCCACCATTCGGTATGGCAAAGATTAAGACACTAGGATGGCTCGCTCTGAACCACCGGACTAGCTGCACTTGCTCCTGATGCTCCGTCTTCATCTGTCTCAATCACCCCCGTAATTCGACTGCCTGGGAAAACCTTCCTGGCCTGAATGACGATATCATGAACCACATCGCCGTTGGACGCTATCAGCTCGGCTGAACTAAATGTGTTATCGCCAGGTTCACCATTCCTTACATCAGTACCGTTTATATCATAGACAGCTTCGTCTGGATGGTTTGAATCTTTGATGGCCCACGGAACCAAATCAGGGTGTAGGACATGGGCCTCGCACCCGACTGCCTGATGCTCTGGGGCTATATCGTTCGCATCCCATCGAGCGCAGCCCCATTTTCCATCGGAGGCCGGTGTCGAGCGGGCGCAGGTCCGGCAGTTGACCTCCTTGGTTAGCTTTGACCCGAAACATAGCCCGTGGGCAGGGCAAAATTTACACTGATACCAGGAGGCATCTGTCGAAATTGGGTCCGGCATACGTTCGGCGGTCGATAGCCTTTTCCCCCGGGATAGCAGGGCTTCAGCCGCTTCAGCATCATACTCAAGCCGTTCGGTGTATAGCCGATCGTCGTTTTTGCATACGGCAACATACAACGCTCGCTTGATGTTAAGACCGTGCATGTACAACTGCATCTGAGCGAAATGGGCTGGTTTTGATTCCTTCACACCCTTGATTAACAAATCATTGAATGATCTGAGCGCATGAGTTTTGTATTCAACGACATGTTTTTGCATCCCACCGCCCGGTATCCCACTTAGGGCAATACCATCCGTTGATCCGCCCAAATGCCCGCCGAGATTTACATATTGTTGGTCTGCTCCAGTGTTCTGAAACTTAATCCCAATGGCCTCCAAATCAGCCTGGATCGTAACCTCTTCATTGTGTCCACGGCGGAACAGCCGTTTAATCCTGCCGGGAAACTTTTCCCTCACGGCCCAGCGGAATGACAACCAAATCCAGCGATCACAGTGGTGGCCTAAACCAGAAGCTCCCATATGCGGGCGCGGGGCTTCTTTGATCTCTGCATGATGCTCATCAATCGCATCGGCAATTGGGTCTTCTCGCTTTGGTATCTTGACCATGATTCATCCCGTTCATAAAAATAATGCTGGGTCATTGGCCAAATAACAAATCTATTCGACCAACAACCCAGCATTTCATTCTTTCACATCAATCAGAACGGGATATCGTCGTCCAGCCCCTCTGGAGGTTTCGCGGCCCAAGGCGGAGCGGCAGCACCAGCCTTAACCATCGAGGGCTTCATCTTACTCTCTCGATACCCACGGATTTCGTTGCGGTCGCCATATTGCTCATCGGATTTCACCGTGACCTTTATTCCCATCGACATACCAATCAATTGGTCGGTGTCGGTGAGTTCGGCAATGTTCGCGATCTCTGTGATCCGGCCAAGCTGCTGATGACCAATCTCGACAGCTTTTGGGTTTGGGTTGCTGATATTGATGTTGGTGAAGATCACTCGCCCCTCGTTGGTCGGACCAGTTACATCAAAACGGATCGCAATATATTGGCCGGTGCCAGCCTTAGTATCTCTAACATCGGCATTAACGATCATTGCGTCGTACCAACCCTCTGCGATTGGTTCCCACTTCTTCTCCTCGCTCAGTGGCTGTTGAGCAACCTCCGCCGTGCGGAATGCCTGTTGTAGTGCAACCATAATCTTATTCCTTTTCGATGCTAAATGAGACGCGTGATGGCGTCGTGGTGATTGATTTTAAGAAGAGCCTTGTCACGCTCTCTGGTGCAGCCTTCCATGCAGCTACGTTGATCTCCGGCTTCCAGCGGAAGAGGTTATCCATATGAGCTTCTAAACCGTATTCAGCAGCAACATCGCTCGCAGTGTGGCGATCAACCTTCCTGCTCATGCGCCCGACCAATTTAATCCTATGGCCTCCATCAGTGACCGTAGTCTCGGTGCCTTCTAAGGTTTCAGCAACGCCTAGCAAACTGGCGAGATGGTCTTCGATCACCCTCCGGCGCTCAACGGCCTTGCGCTCTGCCGCCTTGGCTTCCATCCATGCTTCTGAAGCTGCGTCTAAATCTAAGTTCATTTTGCACCTCCAATCTTGGCAATGATCTCACCAATATCGGGAGCCTCAAAGGCATCAAGTTTCCCCGACCTATCCTTGGCCTGCCAGAGGCCGTCTGTATCGCACATGAGAGCGCGTTGAGCATTGCCCTCGGCGTCCTTTTCAACGCGGAGTGCAGCAACAATGTCGAAATAGTATGGGAGTGCTTGGCCCGTCTTATTGCCAGGCATTGAAGGCGCGTATAACATCCGCCCTGTTTCATCCTGGGATTTGTCGAGCTTCGCAGTGAACAGGACATGACGATCAGGTATGTCGCGGAACATGCGGATCACCTGGGCCATGGTTGTTGCCATTTCGCCGAATGCTTGGCGAGGGTCTTTGGCCTTCGCCTTCTCGGACTCAAGGCAGACTTCAGCGATCTCGGATATGCTATCCAACGCAATCGACTTATAGCCCTTGGCATCGTCTGATGTCGTTAACCAGGCATATGCTTCGCGCAAATCATCCATCGACTTGATTGCTAGAAACGGCAAATCAGCACCAGCAATGCTGAGTAACCCAGCTTCTGCCGACAAGATAATCGGCTTTGGCATCGTTGGGATTAGGCTTGTTTTGCCAACCCCTGCTGCGCCATAGACCAACAGTTTGATCGCGTCTGCCGTAGCTTTCCCGGTGTTTTGTAAGTTAATCATTTTAGTCCTTTCGTCTCGCGTTCGGACAATTCCGTTTGCGATTAGTGTAGACACCTTATAAAAGTTCCCTTATGCTGTAAAGGTCAAAATCGCATAAGGAGCAAAATAAATGACAACGCAGGACGTTTTAGACTACTTTGAAACGCAGGCCGCTATTGCCAAGGCGTTAGATATAAGTCAATCCGCAGTCTCGCAATGGGGTGACCGGCCTCCAATGTTGCGGCAGTATCAAATCCAGATCGTCACACAAGGAGGGCTTCGAGCAGATGCCTGAGATGAAACGGGAGCAAGTCCTCTCGAAGGCTGAGAAGCTAATCAACGGACAGCGCGCAAGAGATTACGGTGACGCTTACCAAAATCATGAAAGAATTGCGGATGGCTGGAACGTCATTGTGCAAGAAGCAATGGCTAACTCTGGAGAACTAACACCAGCTCACGTTGCACTTATGATGGATTGGCTAAAGACCTGCCGATTATTGACCACGATCAATCACGAAGACAGTTGGATTGATAAAGCAGGTTATACGGCCCTTGGAGCCGAGTTTGCGTTGAGAACAATCCGCACTAACGCGCGAAAGGATAAAACAGATGGTTGACGTGACAAACATATTCGGCGGCGCGTTCACACTGCCGACGAAGAAACACATCGATCCGCCTTAGTTACAGCTTGCAGACGCAATGCGATCAGCAGGGATCGAGCCTCCCGCACAGATTAGGATTGACGGCCAGCTCCATCGGTTCTCGACGAAGGGGCGCAAAAGGGACGACTCCGGCTGGTACGTTGCCTTCTCAGATGAACCAGTGGCGGGGCGATTTGGTTGCTGGAGAGACCAGATAGATGTCACATTCCGGGCCGACATAGGTCGCGAGATGACCGCTGCGGAGCATATGTCAATCGTCCGGCGTCAGAGCGAAGCCAAGGCACGGCGAGATGAAGAGAGGCAGCGGAAGCAAGAGGTCGCGGCAGATACGGTGCAAGCCATCTGGAGGGATGCAACAGGCGCATCACCTGACCATCCGTACCTCGCTCGCAAAGGTATCAAACCGCATGGTGTAAGGACCACAGGCGATGGCAGATTAATTGTCCCATTGTTTGATGATGCCGGTGAGTTGTCATCCCTACAATATATTGGAGAGGACAAAAGATATCACCCAGGCGCTGCGACGAGAGGATGCTCTTGGACGCTAGGCGATCTCGATGGATCAACGATATTCGTGGCCGAGGGCTTTGCTACAGCCGCTACGATCCATGAAGTGTCGAACAGGCCGGTTGTCATTGCATACAGTGCCAATAACCTACCAGAGATAGTTCGCCAGCTACGCCAAACCCACGGGGTTACGCAGGACATCGTGGTTGTTGCTGACAACGATGCGAGTGGGGTTGGCCGGAACAAGGCTGACGAGGCATCCGCGAAACATGGTTGTCGGATCGTCATGCCGACGGAGCTTGGGGACGCCAATGATTATGCTCTAGCTGGTCATGATTTAATGGCCATCTTATTCCCAGCCCAGGATGACTGGTTAATCCAGGCCGATGACTTCTCAGCACAGCCATCACCGATAAAATGGTTGGTTAAGCGATGGATACAGAGAGAAGGTTTGGTAATGATCCATGGTCCGTCTGGATCGGGTAAAACCTTCATGGTTCTCGACATGATGGGGTCTGTGGCCTCGCGCGGGTCGATTGGCCATTGGTTCGGGAACAAGGTTCGGCATGGTTCGGTGGTATATCTGGCGGGGGAAGGCCACCACGGGTTACGAGGCCGATTAGCAGCTTGGAAGGCCCACAATAAA